GAATAAGACCCCCCCACTTCTTATAACAAAACAATCTGACGAAACCCGCCCTGTGGGTTTCTTCGTTGACCTGCGGCTGAAAACAGGAGATAATAGCTCCATAAGATGATGAATTGGAGCGGTTATGAGCGAGTTTGAGAAGGACGAGTTGAAGAAGAAATGGCAATCTGGCCAGCACGGCCGTGATCGTTATCTGGTCCTTCTCGAGCTCGAAGATGCAGCCATTGCCGCTATCCAATCAGTGTTCCGCTAGGAGATTATTATGTACAAATTAACCAAGCTATCAATGATGCTCCACCTGGCCACCAACAAACATGATGGTGTGTATGATAGAGGTGGTATGCCATACATCCTTCATCCGATTGCAGTGATGGAGATGCTAAACACCAAAGACGAAGAGCTAAAATGTATTGCAGTGGGCCATGACTTGATCGAGGATACAGATGTAACTGCAGATTTTCTTGCAAAGCTCGGTTTCTCGCCTCGGGTGGTTCGTGGGATTGTTGACCTTTCGAAGGTCGCAGGGGAAGATTCCTCTGCGTACAAAGCCCGGGTAATGAGTAATGTTGATGCCATGCGAGTCAAAATATGTGATCTGAGACACAACAGCGATATTCGCCGCCTGAAAGGTGTATCGGAAAAGGATATCGCGCGGATGGAGAAATACCACCGTTTCTATATCGACCTCACTGTCGCCCTATCATCTATTGGAGAATCGTAATGGCTGCATCATTGAAAAGCAAAGGTCGTGGTAAATCATTCGATCAAATCGCGATGGGATCTGAACCAGACTTCACAGCCCACAAAGGCTTTGGTAGTGATCGTGAACGCAAAATTGCACTGATCACTACACTGCAGTGGTATAACTATTTCACTGATCCTAAATCCAATGCTCCGTATCTTGAGAAGTACTTGCTCAGCTTGGACTATGTCAAGAATGGCGACAAAGCAATTCTCAAGAAAGTGAAATCCCAAGCTAAGTTGATCGCAGAGACTGCTGATCCATCTACCCTCAAATTGATGCGGATGATCCTGCGTGGCTGGGTACCTGATGCGCATGAGAAACTGCTGATCGAACAATTAGTAGACCGAGTTATTACTGCTGCCACAACCCCAGCACCAAAGCAGAAGTCCAGTGTAGTCAATGTTAATCGCATCAGTCCTGCTATTCGTCTGAAAAATCGGACTAACGAGACCGTGGTCGCTACACTGGAAGATTTGCTCGATCAGTGGCAAAATGTTCAGATGCCAAAACCTCTTGATGTGTATGCGATGATCAACGAGCACGATCTGAAAGGTCCAGTTCCAATCAAGGTGGTTAATGAGTATCTGACTACAATTCGTGATGAGCTTGAGTTGTCTTTGACTGATCCATATTTCCAGGAAGGTTATTCCCACGTCACTCCAACAATCATCAAGCGGCGTATCAAAGCACTGAATAAGATGATCGAGGACACAGAAGCCAAAAAGACTGCCACTGTTGCTGCACGTAAGCCTCGTAAAGCACCGAAAGCGAAGACCAAGACTCTTGGGAAAGTAACCGCCAAGGTAAACTACAAAGCGGAGGCACCAGAGTTCAAATTGGCTTCAATTGATCCAGCTAAGGTGGTTGGTGCAAAGCGTGTGTATCTATTCAATCCTCGCACTCGCGAGGTCCATCACATTGTGTCAATGCATCCGGATGGCCTATCGTTCAAGGGGTCTAGCTTGATCAATTTTGATATAGATAAATCTACCAAACGCCGAGTGAAGGTGGAACAGCTCCAGGTCGTATTGAAGAAGACTCCTGGGCAGGTTGAGAAGATGTTGAATGCCCAGGCAGGGAAGGTCACTCCTTCTACTGGGCGCATTTCCAAGGAAATGATTATCATGAGGGCGGTGAACAAATGAAGACTTTACAGTATATTGATTTCAGTGAGCTGCAGAGACTGATTTTAGCTCAGCTGGGTATAGATGACCAGAACGTGTTCTACAGATTTGATGAGTACACTGGCGACTCTGGGGCGATGTATCAGAATCTGTGGCATGTGTGGATGTGGCTCGTTGATGATGTTGTATACAATCGATGTATTGTGCCGACTTCGATTGGTGGGTACGATCTCGATGACAGGGAATCATACTTCTACAAGACGTTCGTTGAGCAGTTCGGTACATATCCTATTCCATTCCTACAAGCCATCAATGAGGTTATGTGGGAGCTCGGCTGGAAGGATTCAGATGAAGAAGGACCAATAATTTACATCAAATACGACTGGTGATTATTATGGCAAAATCTAAGCGTGTAAGTTTAAGCAATGTGGCTCGACTGCGTCCTGCAATCTTCCATCGGTTCAACAATGGAGTGTTTGTGGGGGCCGTGCAGCATGAGATTGGCTATCCGGACCCAGCTGGATCTCGAATTAAAGCCAAGCTAGCTGAGCTGTATGAGAAGGACCCGTCTGGCGAGACAGCATATAAGTTTAGCCACTGGACTGTTGACCTGGGAGAACAATCTTGAAATTTAAGCTTGGCTATTTTCTTGCAGGACTGATTGGGGCAGTCTCACTTAATTCATTGGAAGCTGATGCTCAGGTTCAACCTGAGCTCAGCCTTCCCCACGAGTACATGATCGCTATTGGGGAGACTCACCCTTCTCATCTTGAGGAAATGACCTGTCTGGTAAAGAACTCATACTTCGAGACTCGTAATCAATCTGATCTGGGCGTGATGGTTGTTGTGCATGTGGTTCTGAATCGCGTGATGGACGACCGTTTCCCCAACTCTATTTGTGGAGTAGTATATCAGTCACGATGGCACGCTTCTGGTTTCCCTGTGCGCAACAAATGCCACTTCTCGTGGTTCTGTGACGGCAAGAAGGATGATATGCTCGAGCCGACCACAGTCACGAGAATGGAACAGTTGGTCAGTGACGCTGTGCGCATTTACGCTAGTGGGATGGACCTGAGCGGCGGCGCGACTCACTACCACACAGTG